CATCTATTATATTTTGCATAACCTGATTGTAAAACTTCACCTTGCATTCCATAATCTACTACAACTAAGTTATCAACTTCTGTATCTCTGTGGATTGCATTACAACCCCAAGACACACCATCAAATCTTCCTACGCCAAATCCTTTTCTAGACTCGCCGTTTCCATAAACATAATGTTTCATTTTTTTAAAACTTTCATTAGCTTTAGCTTACAACTTTTAGTATCTATTGTCAAGAAGTTTTTATACTTAGATATCAATAATTTGTGATCTTTCCAAATTAAGTCTTTATCTTTCCAACTTTTCATATAGTTTACTAGTTCTTGTAGTATAACCATTGATTCTATTGATACTCTTTTGCCTAGATACTCTTTCAATAGTAAGGGATGATTATCTTCCCACTTAAATAGTTCCTCAAATCTATCTGCATATGGAGTCATTTCATTAATAAAATTATATGTCAATGCCTCTGTCTTCTTTTTCCATGCGATATAATTATCTTCTTTAAAACTTCCAATATATCCGTTCTTTGTTGCAATAAAATTTGATATAATAAAGTTTTCAATATCTTTTTTACTTTTATACTTTCTTGCAATCCTGGCAAAAAATATTCTATCTCTTCTCTTATAAAATGACGCCTTCTTTGCAGTTGTTTTACCATTAAACTTATGGTAATCGTAATTTTTTCTAGAGAAGTGTGCCTTGATTGAACAATAAGTTAAATACACTTCTGCTGCGTCCATTAATCTATCGGTAATTTTCCTCTACCTTCCTTATCTGAGTTTAATAATTTTAGTTCTTTTGCGTTTGCTTCTATTTTTGATTTCAATGCTTTTGTAATTAATTTAGAAACTGTTTCAATCTCAACTTCATTCACTTCACAATAATGTAATACTGCGTCAAGATGAGTAATACTCTTCTCTGAAGCCATCTTCTCTATTTCTAGTGAAAAATTTTTTGGTGTCTTTTGAAATATATCCATTTGTAATGGCATTATTTATATCCTTATAACGTGGTGTTTCTGTTGCCAAGTACACCACAAACTCCGACAGTTAACCCGCTAGGATTAAGCAGCCATTGCAAAGTTTAAGTTTGCATTTAAAAATTGACTTATGACGCTGTCACCCGATAGTTCTACTCCATAACTCCTAACACGAGTCGATCCTAGTTCGCCCCCAACTAAGCACACCTAAATGTGTTTAGGTGGAGGCGATGGGTACTGCCCCCATGTCCTCTATGTTTATCGTTACAGTATCAACAAACTATGTGATTAATATATATGGTTTATAGTAAAATGTCAAGGTTTATTTTAAAGTATTTAACACATTCTCGGCACCACTTACTTCAAAAGGGTCTGTCGTGCAGTTGTCTGCAAAACCAGGTTCTTCAAAAAAATCTATGACTTTGCCATTTTGTATAACGGCAGCATATCTCCAAGATCTATATCCAAAACCTTTGTCGTCTTTTTCAACTAACATTCCCATTCCTCTAGTAAACTTACCAGATCCGTCTGGTAACATTTTTACTTTCTCTATGTTCTGGTCTTTTGCCCAAGCATTCATCACAAAAGCGTCATTTACAGATATACAATATATCTCGTCTATACCTGCTTCTTTAAATTTTTCATAGTTTGCCTCATAACCAGGCAACTGAAATTCTGAACACGTAGGTGTAAAAGCACCAGGCAAAGAAAATAGTATGACCTTTTTACCATTAAAAAACTCATCAGAATTACGAGTACGCCATTCGCCGTTCTCTCTCATCTTAAAGTCCACATTAGGTATTTCCCAAGCTTCCATTGCTTTTCTCCTTATTGCTTTTTTTAAATCCTCACTAAATCCATTTGTCCATGGTAGATTCACGTGATTAAATTAAATGCCTCTATTGATTCTTTCAGTAAAGGTAGATAATCTCTTTTGTTTTTAACAAACTCTTGTACTTCACCGTCCTCTGTTACAACTAATATAACTATTTGATCTATTGGTGTGCCTGTTCTCTCTTCATACATTTCTGTGTAGGCAGATGTTTGTATATAATAATTTTCATTGTATTGTTCTTTTCTAGGATTTGTGCTAGTTTTAAAATCTATTACTGATAGTTTGCCATTATACTCAGCAATACAATCAACTCTACCTGCAATCTGATATTTGTCTGACCATAAACCACATTCTTGATGATAGATGTTATCTACCTTCTCTTCTAAGTGTGGTTTTAATTGTTTGAATAAACAGTATGGTAAGAAGTCTTTACTATGTGTCTCTTCATCAAACTCATTATTTAAAAAGTCTTCTACTTGTTTATGCACTTTTGTGCCTCTGTTAGCAGAAGTTCTAGCGATATGATTAGCAACTTGGTCGCCAACTCTTTTACGCCATTCTAATAAACCTTCTTTGTTTCTGTTAGATAATACTGTAGTTATAGACGGATACTTGTTACCCTCTGGTGTAACATAATATCTTTTTCTATTAATATTTTCTGTAGTTATCTTTGGTATAACCGCATGAGTCACATGATTAAACATAATATATTCACCTTTTAATTATATAAGTTTTTTTGCTGAAGCAGTAGTCTCTTGTACTCTTCTTGTCCACCCTCTACCAAAAGTATCAAACGTTGGTAAACTTTCGTAATACAATTGTCTTTCCTCTTGATATTTTTCTATTGTTTGTTCTAAACCGTTTTCTTCTACATAATATTCTACACTTTTTAAAGTGTTAGGACCAATACCACCGTCAACAGTAGTACCAATCATTCTTTGTAAATATTTTGCAGCTCTACCTGGGCCTGCGTTTACTCCAAAATCAAATACGCATAAATCTAAACCTGCAGGTAATTGATCGCCTTTTACTACATCCCAATAATTTTGTTTATAGATTGGTTCAACATCTTCTCTTGTTAAATCTCTCATATCTTTTTCACCACCCCACTCTTCATATACTCTTTTGGTAACTCCAAGATTTGTTTCACCGCCTGGATCTCTTGGGTGATTAACATAACCACCTTCGTGATGTAATATTTCTTCTAAACTTGATTGCCAATTATCTTTCATGCCTCTACTCCTAATCCTAGTTTTGTTTTTTCTACTAGATATTCTCTTACTAATCCGCCTCTTACTATATCACCAAGAGTAAACTCAGTAGTAGCAAAAGATTTCATTTGATCTACAACTCTCATAAAATCATGAAGACCATTTCTCTCATTAGTATCAACTAGATCTGATTGAAAGAAATCACCTGCAAAATTAATTTTTGTATCTGTACCAACTCTTGTAATAATAGTATCTAATTCATGAAAGTTCATATTTTGACATTCATCAACTATTATAATTGCGTTATCAAAAGTTAGTCCTCTTAAAAATGAGGTACTTGCAAAGTTTATAGATTCTTGTTGTTTTAATTTATTAAACAATAAACTAAATGCTTCGTCATTTGGTTGTTTAAACATAAATTGTACCATGTTCCTATAAGTAGTTTCAAACGACTTGATTTCTTTTCCGTCACTTGCATTCTCTCTTGTAGGTGTAAATGACCGTACAATAATTACTTTGTTTGATTTTGATTTCGGATCTAAGACTTCTTTTAATGCTTTGTATAATAATACAAAAGTCTTACCTGTTCCAGCCGCACCAAAAACAAACTGATTTAAACCTTTGTCATAATTCTTAAATACTTCTTTTTGATTATCACCAATAGGTTTAACCTCTACCATATCTGATAGTTTTATTTCTAATTTACTTTTATCCATCTAGCTTAACTCTATCGCTACCAAAATGTTTTTCTAAGTTATCTTTTACATCTTGATTTTCAGCAACGATTTTTAATTGTTTTACTATTTCCTCTACGATATCGGGGTGTTCACCGATACCTGCTGCATTGTTCATGTACACACCTATATTAGCAACCGCCTTGTCTATGTTACCTTGGGCATGTGACATAACTGCTTTATATAATTGTTCTTTCATACTCATATGTCCTATTTATCTGCTGCGTTTTTCCTCAATACTCCATGTTTCCTCAAAACTTCATGTGTTTTAATATCCTTAGTAGATTTTGTGCCATATCTATCTGCTAATGCAGAAGTAGGATGTGCCTCAGCAATCCTAGACATGTTCTCCTTAAATCCACCATCTACTTTTGGCCCAACACCTCCTATGTGATCTCCTACGATTGCAGGTTTAGAAGGCACTTGTTTAAAATTAGGATTCTCTTTTAAAAATTTTTCAAGTTCATCCCAAGTACAAAATTCTTCAAACTTTTCGTCTGTATCTGTATTACGTAAAATGTATGTTGGCATTATTTCTTAACAGGCCAAGAGAACAACACGGTCTTAGTTACCTTTGCCTTTTTAGGATCGGGTACAAGTTTAGGTGCGTCCTTAGTTCCTACCTTTATACTTTTTTCTAATGGTATAACTGTACCATCTGCTTTACGTATTACGTAAGCATTTCTATCTTCCTCTTCTTGCGTCATTACTTCTTTCTTCATACATCCTCGTTGTTCCATTTTACTAATAACCAAATAATAAAAAGGTATATTACTATAACACCACAAAAACTAATTGTCAAGGGTAAAATCATTTATCCTTAAATAATAGTAAGTATCCTATATAGACAATCCCAAAAGATACAAGTAATTGTAGTTCCTTTGGCCCGTCTCTTACTATCTCAAATATCTCAATCATTCAACCTCTTCCATTTTTCTTATTTTCTTGATTAACCTTATAACTCTTTTGTCATAATCTAACGTTGTTGAAAAAAACTTTAGTGTAGTAATTAACTCTAGTGAGTTTAAGGGTTTATTGTTTTCCAACATTGCCTTACGCATATTTCTAAATTCTGCATATGCATAATGCTCGTTAAGTAATCTAATATATTCTTTTACAGATCCACATTTAGTTTTAAACTTTCTTACGCCCCATCCTGGCCATTTCTCTATTCCTTGTGGTAATAAATGTGGTATGGTTTTAGTCCAAGTTCTTATTCCAAATAAATTATTTCCCTCTTTTGCAAATCTACTTTGACCCCAACCAGACTCTAATGCCGCCTGTCCTATAATCATTTCATATGGCACTCTCTTATCTAAAGTTGTTGATAGATTTAAAAAGTCAATACATTTATGCATTGCACCTAAGAATTGTTTTTCGTTTACATATTCAAAACTAGGTTCTTGTAAATCTAATGCTTTTATTTTATCTATTAAAACTGTTTCTGCCTCTAATTTTATTATTGAGATTGCCTTTGAATTAGGTTTAAATGTTCCATAGAAATAAGTAGCAATTGCAAATGCTAAACTTATAAAAAATATCTTAGTCCAAAACCAAGATTGATCTAACCATTTTTCCCATTTATCTTTTTTCGGCATTCAACCCCTCTGTGTACCATTGTGGAATAGGTGTATCTTTCCAAGTTGCAAATCTATTCTTTTTCATGATGTAATATTTACGATAACTAGCAACTGTATCACCAGGAACAACGCACTCTTCTGGCATTGCAGGTTTAGGTAATGTTCCTATCTTATTTATTTTTGCATTTCTTGGTGGATCTCTTAGTATATCTTTTAACTTCTGTACGGCAAGATGATCCTTTGTGTGTTTATATCTTCTTTTAAACTCTTCATTCAAAGCAATAAAATGTTTATACAACCATAAGTAATTATATGCACTTTCAAATAACCACTCAGTACTAGGATGTCTTATCCAACCTGCTTTGTATAATAATTTTTCATAATTAGAATTAGGATGTAACCATCTTTTTATTTTTCTACCATTTTTAGTTTTATCGTAATACTCAGTTCCGTCTTGTACTCTATGACATGTAGATAATAACTGAGCAGACTCTAGTATCATTTTTACTACATGTTTATCGCAACTCATTTGAGCGGCAATCTTTGGGTCTTCGTGTAAACAAAATATATTCATGATTCTATAATAACCTATTTCACGTCAATTGTCAATATTCTTCTTTTCCTTGTTTTTAAATACTTT